TGGGTCTGACACAGCACCTTTTAAAAGGGCGGCCTGATATCGAGCTTTTTCTAAAGTATCACCAGCAAAAGTTTTAAAACTATCAAGTGTGCCAGACCCGAATCCCGTAGCTTTCATATAACCAGATGGGTCTGACACAGCGCCTTTTAAAAGGGCGGCCTGATATCTAGCTTTTTCTAAAGTATCACCAGCAAAAGTTTTAAATTTATCAGCAATATAACCACCTGATGCGTAATTAGCGGCCATAGCAAGTTCTTTGCTTTGTTCTTCTGTAAGAACCTCTTCACCGGCAGTCAACAAAGCGGGCTGTCTATCACCTGGACCAGGCATTATTTGTTTGACTGTACCACCATCAGCAAACTTCTGTATGTATCCGCCTAAGGCATGTCCGGTAGTTCCGTCGGTTGCATTAGTATTGCCATTAACTGCCTCTGTATTTTTATTTACGGCTTCTTTAAGAGCATCGAAAGCCCCAAGAGAGGCTTCTCCTGCATAACTGGTAGTTTTACTAGTAAAGTCTGCAGCGCTACTAGCGCGTGTTTTTAAGTCTTCATATGCTTCTTTAGTTTTTATTTTGGCGCCACGATAAACCTGAGAAGCCTCGTCTTTGAGATTGACTTCTTCTCCTCTGGCCATTTTTTCAGCAGCGGTCCTAATAGCATCTTGACCAGAGGTTTTAATATTATCTTTTAAACTAGCTAATTTAGCTTTTAGATCATCAACTGTTTGGTTAACAGAGTCTTTAGTATTCTCACGTAAATTAGCATTAGGATTTTCTACAGAACGTTTGAATTCTTTAGCTTTCCACTCAGCATCAAATTTAACATCAGCTGCTTTCTGACTGAATGCATTATAAGATGAATCATACTCAGACTGCCTATCAGCGTCTGTAGTTCTCGGTGTAACTTTAAGGTCTAAAGTTTCTTCTGTGAACTGACGCATAAATTCTTCAGAAGATGTTCTAAATCTATCGGCAGCTTTGCCTTTCTTTAAAGCGCTAAATATACCCTCATCTTTCATTGCTCCAGCAAATATAGTAACTTCCTTACCAAACTCCTTAACAATAGGCGGTAAATCATCACCAGTCATACCTTGATTTAATTTGGCAGCTCCATAAACACCTAGTGCAGCTCCACCAGCTCCCATGCGCTTTATATTGTCTTCGGACATTCCTAAATTACGAGCTAAAAGCATGCTACCAGAAGCCCCACCAGCGGCAAATCGCATGGTACCATACATCCTAGCCTTCTTCTCTTCTTCGGCCTTTGCTGAGGTCAAAGCAGCCATTTGAGGGTCATAATCTATAAAACCAACCTCGTTTTCACGAGCTTTTAAATCAGCTATTTGTTTTTCATATGCCTCTATTTTTTTATTAGAAAAATTACTATTGAAAGCTTGATATACACCAAAAGCAGTGGAAGCACCAGCTATATTTTTTGAATTAAATAAAGTACTTTCTTTAGCTTTAGCTTTATTTTCATCCTGTAATTTCAGTATATCTTCAGTAGATTTATCAAACTTTTCCAAATCCTTTCCTTCCATGCCTGTGCGCATCTCAGAAGAAAGAGTTTTAAAATCCATACCACCAAAAGCCCTCTGAACTAATTCTTTACTATTAAAAGCACCAGCACCAAATAAACCTTTATCGACTTCCTTTGCTGCTCCTTTTAAACCAAGTTTATCTACTAACTGTCTGGACAAGTCGTCTAAAGCTTTATTAGCTTTTGTCACAGTTTCACTATCTCCAGATTTTTCAGCATCATTTCTTATAGAAGCTATTTGATCAAGAGACTTATGTTCCATCTCTTGTATAGCTTTTGTGTCATGTAAATTGTCAAGTATCTCTTCTAACTTATCTACAGTCATTGCAGTATTTTCAGCAGTTTTACTTGTGTCTATCTTTAATTCTGCTACACCTAAATCACCGGTTTTAGCTACAGTTTCAGTGTATTTTGATAAATCTTCTTTAGACAAAGAAGTGCCGAAACCGCTAGATAAATTTTTTATACTATCTAAAGCTACTTTAGACTTATCAGCCGCATATATTTGTTCAGAAAGACCAGATTTTGTAATTTCTAATTCTTTTAGTCTGCCTGCTTTTTTACTAAATTCTGGCTTAGAAATTAACAATCTTTCTTGTGCTGTTAAAGCATTTTTATCATATTTACCCAAATCCATATTAGCCAAAGAAACATCTTTACCTTTTAAAAGACCACTAGTTTCCTTAGACAGAGATGATCTGGTTTTCTCTACAGCTATGTTTTCTTTTATCGCTCTGGAATTGGCGTCCATAGTTTTAGTTAAATCAGCAAAAACAGCTCTGTACTGAAGAACAACCTGATTGTTCATAAGAACTTGTTGAAGTTTAACAATAGACTCGTATAATTCAGTAGACATCTCTACACCAGATTTGTCCAGACCTTCTAAAGACAATTTTTGTATTTCTTCTACACTATTTTTATACTCAGTCATTGGTTCGCTGTAGTATTTCTTAAAGTCGTCTGACCAACCTTTTTGAAATTTAGACTCTCCGAAACCTGACATAGGGTCAAAACCTTTATCTCCCTGTATTACAGTAGAAGTAGTTATATCACTAAAAAATCTTTCGCCTAGATTAAAATCAGCTTTGAAACCCTTTTTAGCTATACCTATTAATCCAGCACTGGCACCAGTAACAAAAGAACCTAAAGCTTCAATTCTTTCAGATAAATCTTGTTGTATAGCTTTTGTAGGTAATATAGATTCAACTAAGTCTTGCATACCACTATCAAAAGTGCGCTCTTCTATTTTTAAAGTCTTAGAATTAAAATATGTAGCTACCCATTCGAATATACCATCAGAAGTTTCTTTTAGTTTAACTATTGCTTGGTTACCAGACATATTAAATTTGTCTGCTGCCTCATCACCAAAAGTTACAAGATCTCCACTTAATACTTTATTCTGTCTTTTAGCAATACCAGCTGATTCTATATTCGCAGTGCTTAGTTCTTTAGTTGCGTCAATTAAATTACTGTCAGGAAAAATTCTTTTCAAAACCTCGGCGCCTAAGACATCTTCCCATTTTACTTTACCTTTAGTTCCTTTAACATTATATTTAGGTTCAATATCAACCATTAATTGGTAACCTGCTTGTAACTCTTTAGAGCCAAGTAAAGAGGCTACTTCTTCTTTAGCTAAACCAGTTGTAGGAATATTAGTTAAATTTCTCTTAAAGTCGGAGTAAGTCTGATTAAAGCTTATCTTAACTTTGGCTAACTTACCTTGAAGATCTTTTATGTCATCGTCATAAACGGTGGACATAGGAGAAGCATTTTTCTTAGCTAAAAGATTATTCAGTTTACCAGTAGTCAACTCTAAACTCTTAGCAGGAGATAGTTTTATCTGGTCACTAATCATACCCCCAACAACAGGTATTTCTTTGGTAAGATCTTTTAACTCTTTTTTCCAATTTTCAGGACCATCAGTTTTGGTTAAAGCTTCAATATGTTTTGCTGCAACAGCGATATCTCTGGAAGCCAAATCTCGTACAGTAGCTTTCTCAAACGTACTTAACAATACTTGGTAATTATCAGAAGTTCTTAATATGGCATTACCTAATTCATCGTAACCAGCTATCATATTAATATTTGAGTTAGCAATACTTTCATTTAATTTTAAGGCATTTGATTGAACACCAGCCAAAGCTGTTAAAGGATGTTCGTAACTACCTAAATGTTTTTGATTTGCACTAACTTCAGGATCAGAACTTTTTTGAACATCCATTAGTTTTGATTGCAAATCTTTATATGACTTACTGGTGTCTCTTGTTTGTTTAAGAACATTTTCATCGGCTATTCTTAACTCATACATAGAATCTTCAAAATCTTGTGAAGACCTTGTTGTATTTAGAAATTCTGTTCCAAGTGCTTTGATAGCTGGTGTGAGTAAACCTAAAGTAAGCAACATAGGAGCCACGGATTTTATTAAACCAGCATTGTCTTTTGCCCAAGATTTAAAAATATCACCACCAGCTCCTAATTTCTTAGAAAATTCATCTACAAATATACCAGCAGCAGCTGAGCCAAGGCCACCAACTTCCGTAGCTACACCAACAAAAGAAGAAGCTATTTTACCAAGACCTTTCAAACCTCCTAGAGCAAAGGCGCCTTTAATGCCCTCAGATTTTGTATACTTTGACGCCACGCCTCCTGCTAAATCTTTGTAGGTGACATCTTCACCTTTACCGTATTTACCACCACCTAAAGATGATACTATACTACTAAACCAAGATCCGGCACGTACCATACCTTGTCCAACTGATTGACCCGCTTTACCGGTACCTTTCAATGTACCTCCCACAGCATCGTTAAAGCCTTTACCAGCAGACACAAGGAGATATGCAGCTTTACCTAAAGATGATTCAAAATCTCTTAAACTTTTACCTTGATTGTGGTCTTTAACTTGTCCACTGGTTAGTGTATTTAAACCTCTAGTAGACTCATCTGTTTGTCCTGCACCTATAAGTTCAAAAGAGGCTGTCTTCAATTCGTCTTTTATAGATGTAATCAACCCGCCTATTATAGGCGTTCCTCCAGAAAAGAAATTAGATATAGCGTCTAAAATCTTAGCACCTTGCGAAAGGTATGTAAACAAGGCTACCGCAGCCACTCCGGCAGCTTTGAAAGAACTAGGTATAGCATTTATAGTTTCTGCCATGGCCTTCAATCCCTGAAGACCCATTTTTGCAGCAGGGAAAGCTACTTTACCTATAGAAAGTTGGAGTTCAAGGAAAGCAGCTTTTGTTTGTTCGACTTGTTTAGAGTATGTTTGCATCATTTCAGCATTTCTTCTAGATGCAGAACCTTGCGAATTCAAACTATGATGTACACCATCGATAGCCTCTTGCCAGTTTTCCATCAATACGAGTAAAGAGTTATATTGACGTGTGCCACCTATAGCTTGGGCTATTGACATTTTTTGAGCAGAAGATAAATCTTTCCATTTTTCTGCTAAAGCACCCAAAACATCGTAGCCACTTCTTAATTCTCCTTCTCCAGTGACGGTAGGTATGTTTATTTTAGCTAATGCTTCAGGGCCCTTCTCCGCAGATAGTCTCCTCATAATAAAACGTAAAGAAGTACCAACCTCTTTACCAGACTGTCTAGTAACAGAACCTATAGCTGCTACAATACCGTTTAACTGATCAAATGTAATACCGGCTGCGGAAGCTGCGGCAGCTGATTTTTTTATAGCCTCAGCCATATCGTTAGCAGTAATAGCATGCAAAGCTTCAACTTCGGACCAAGAATCTAAGAAACGCATAGAACTCTCACCCTCAGTCTTAAATACCTTCATAGCAGCAGTTAAAGCCTCTGTAGCCTCTTTAGCTTTTAAAGTAGTGACGTTTACAGCCATCATAGAAGTATCTGTTCTATCTAAAACAGCAGATGAGTCTAAGCCCTGTTGAGCGTATAAAGTCATAGACTCAAGTACTCCTACAGTAGGCGTACCATATTTTTTAGCTATACCTACAGCAGAATTTTGCAGTCCTTCAAAGTCTGTACCTTGTTTTGGCATAACCATACGTAATTTAGCCATTTCAACTTCTATTTCAGCCAATGTTTGTACGGCTTCTTTTATTTGTGCAGCACCTCCATAAATTATAGTAGCAGCAGCTCCCCATTTAATAGCGCGCTCAATAGCACCCATAAATCCTCGGTTAACCCCAGCTAAAGAAGCTGACAAATCTTCCTGAGATGCTTTAAACAGACCAATCTTATTACCAGCAGAATCTACTGATTCACCAAACTTATGAAATAAAGTTCTTTGATTACTAATTGCTTTACCGGAATCATCGAAAATCTTAGCGTCATAGGCATAGCGTTCACCTACTTTAGCGCCACCAGATTCTTCTGATTTACCATAGTACTCACGAACTTTAGCTATGTTTCTCTTATGCAAATCTGATTGCATACTAGGATCTACCCATTTTGGTACCTGCACCACACCTGTGTCGCCCCAAACACCAGTACCTCCTGGTTGCTTTTTACGACTCATATCTACTTTTACTAATTTATTTTCGGCATCCTTTAAAAATTTTATTGTTTCTTCTAAATTTTTCTTTTCTACCGATAATGGACTATCTGATACATTGAATTGCTTAAATAACTCAAGAGCACTTCTAAGACGTGTCAATCTTTCAGCAGCTTTTTCAAAATTCCATGCTTCGGCAATCTCTGGACCTAATCTCTCAAGGAGCTTACCATTTTTCATTAAGTCAATAGTAGTGGAATCCATTTCAGTAAGGTCTTTTAAAGCTGTACGAGCTTTATCTGCAGGAGCCACCATGGTATCTCTATTCTTACCTGACAAATCTTTTGTAATGTTATTGAAAGTATTTGTAAGCAAATCACTATCAGGATCTTCAATATCTCCTAAGTCTCTACTTGTTTTTCTCTGTATGTCTAAAGGAGATTCATAAACACCAGCTGCTTTGGCTATATCAGGATATGCCCAAACTTTATTTGATGTATATATATCACTACGTTTACCTGCGTCTCCAGATATTTTTGCTTGTACTGCTTTAACAGAGGCAGCAAATTTAGAACGAGCTAATGCTTCAGAATTTCCTCCGACACCTTTCATACTTTCATAGTCAGCTTCGGCAGATTTGGCTTTATTTATTAAAAATTCTATTACAGAGTCTTTATACAAACGCCAAGCTGTGGCTACCTTATCACCCGACATCCCTTGATTTGGATCATTTTTGAATTCGATACCAGCATTTTTTGTATATTCCAAAAATTCCATGACATTGACGTTACCACTTACTTTAGCTTCTTTTATAAAACCTTGTGCTTCACCTGATAATTTTTCAGCTTCTTTTTCAAAGTCCATACCACGAGCTTCATATAAAGACTTGGAAGCCTCTCTCAGTAACTCTACATTTTTTAATTCGGTACTTGGACCATAACCCTGTACAGGTTCTAAAATATTGGCAGACTTAACATAAGCTTGTTTTCTTTGCTCTTCTGTATCTTTAAACTTATTTACATCAGAAACTACATCACCTACAAAAGAAGAGTCGTCCTTAGCAAAAGTACCTGTACTGTTAGAAATAGCCGCTGAAGATAACAGTTGACCTAAAAGTTTAACAGGGAAAACTAAACTTGAGTTCATACCTTCTAAGAATACTGATATAGGAGCCGAACCCGAAGGAGCAGCAGATGTACTTGGAATACCAGGCATTGGGGGCTCAGGAGGCTGTACACCACCACCTGAAGTACTACCTGGCATTGGTGGCTCTGGGCCCATTAAACTTTCAAAGTCATTTTCAGTAGTTTGTGCGTTTACCTTTGTTCTTGTTATATTAGTAGGTGGTTCAAAAACTTGTTCTGAGGGCTCTGTAAAATTCTGTTGAGCAGTAGGTGCTTGTATAGGTGGAGGTACTTCAAACAGTTTCTCTGTATCAGATGCTGATTCTTTAGCTGAACCAAGGCCAGCTTTCTCTACCAATTCTTTATTAGAGTCATCACCTATAGAAATATCTACAGGTGTTGTTAGCACATTCTTATTGTAGTTAGCCACTTCAGCAATACGATCTAATCTTGCTTTAGCGATAGCTATCTCATCTAATCTTCTATTAGATTTTTCTATTTTAGCACGGTCTTTATCGGAAGCCTCTTCTGGTATATCTAATAGTGATTCTATATGCTTTGGAGATTGAAGTAAAGCAACCCTTCCTCTATCTGATATAGGCGCAAGACCCAATCTGTTTTCCATATTACCAAGTAAACCTTTTATAGGTTTCAAAGAAGTATTACTTGATTTTAGCTCATTACTTTCTAATAATTTTTTAATAGCTATAAAAGAGGATGCATCAATACCGTCTTTATTTAAAGTATCAAAAGTGCCAGTCAACTCAGCATAAGCGCCTTTTTTACTAGAAGGTGTTTTTGTAGAAGCAAGTGCGCCTTGAAATTTCTCATCAAAATTCTCTCCAACTTTTGCAGAAGCTGTTCTGTATTTATAAAGAGGATCGTGTGGATTAGTCACCAGCCGAGACATGTCGATACTCTCACCTTTCGCATATCCTTTGGCTAATATATGCTTACCTTGGTCTATATTTCTAATTTTAGGAGATAAGGTCATTAAGCCTTGTGCTGCTTGCTCTTCTATAGTAAGTTGCAACTCTTTCAAAAAGCCTTTAAAACCTAGATGGCCTACTAAAGAATTAATTAATTCCTCTCTTGGCATTTTATCAACATTTCCTGCGTTATAATGAGCAGGATTAAGTTGTTTAACTTGTTTTTTTAGGTCTGTAGTTGAAAATCTACCAAAAGTACTTCTTAGAGATTCCTCATTAATATCACTAAATTTTTTAAGATCTTTGTAACTTTCTTTTTTCTCTAATTTATGTAGTAAACTATCTAAACCTACTTTACCTGTTGTTACACCAGTTACTAATTCTCCAGCTATTGGCTGTTCACCAGCGTGTTTAACGTCCATACCTTTTTGTACAGCAAATCTAAAAAACTCATTCAATTGTGTATTACGTTCTCTCACAACAAAATCGTTATTTAATTTTCCTGACTTTGTTCTTTCGTACAAACCTAAGTCGCCACCTGAACTACCGAAACCTCTTCTTTGCTCATAAGCGCGCATTAATCTGGTCATGCTTTCTACATCAGAACCAGTATTAATCTTAAACAATTGGGCATTAACAGCAGTATCTTCTTTAGAACCATGCAATTCTTCTTTAAGATATCCTTTAGCAAGGGCTCCAGTTTTTGCTGATTTTAAACTAAGACCTTCTAAAGCTGAAGCAGCTTCTTCGGCAGCTTTATCCAAATCCACAACACCTGCGGGTAACCCAGTAAAAGTTTCACCTACTTTTTCGAATAAAGAACGCATAACATTTTCTACAGCATCTCTACTTGAAACATCATTAAGTTCTTGTTCTTTACTAGCTAATATACCTATCTTTTCTTTTGTGGATAAATAAGATAAATCCTCTGTAGTAAAAGGTTTATCCATGAAAGAATAACCTTTTGAAGAATCGAATTTTTTGGTAAAGGCTTTAGCCATAAAAGATAATGGTAAGTCACCTTGAGAGGGCTGCTTTGCGTCATATGCGTAGTAGTCACTAAATTTACCAGAAGTAGTTTTATTATCTTCTGTTAACATTTTAAAATGTTTGTAAATTTCACCACGAGCCCCAGAAGTTTTAGCGGTGTGTATCTCAAGCTGGTCACCGTCATAGTCTAATTTCTGGGCATGAGCTACATACTTAGGGAGTACAGCAGATAAGGCATCATTAAGTTTATCAATAGTAATTGTTAAAGCATCAGCTGTGTCGTCAGCACCTGTAGATCGTGCTTCTTCTCTTTCCCCAGTAAGTTTTTTTATTTTATCCTGTATAGAGTTGTAAACCTCCTCAAAGGCACCCATGTCCATCTCTGGTGCTCCAGGAACAATAAAAGCTTCATCTCCTATGTTACCTTCAGTAGAAGTTAATTTAGCTTTATATGGTTTTACAGAAGAAGTACCTGTGAAAGGAAATCTAACACTTTCTACATAGGGGGCTAATTCAGTATCTACATAATTAAAAATTTCCTCTTTTAATTTTGGGTCTGTATATTTATTAGCTGTTTCTTTTAAAGTATCACCGTAAGATAATAAATCTTTTAAAGAACCATTGGTTTCTTTTTGAAGCTTACCTAAAGGCATACCTGATTCTTCATCATACTTCTTAGTAAAGTTTACTTTAAGCTTTTCTGCCATTTTTTCAGACATACCTATTTCATGTTGTTTTAATACAGGCATACCTTGGTTTCTATATTTCTCAACATTAGACGCATGTTCTGAAGTTAACGTAGATATTTTTCCTAATTCGGATGATAAATCAACACCCTCTATAGCACTAAGTGCTTCAGAAAAAGCTGTTAATTCTTCTGTTTTGTCTACAGTAGCGTTAACGGCTTTAGCTAATACTGCAGGTAAATTACGTGTGAAGTAGGTACGAGCTACTGAGCCTTGTTTACCAACCATAGTTCTTTTTAAACTTTGGTTGTAATTCGCTTTAGCATCTTCTAAATCTTGTTGTCTTTTAGAAACCTGGAAATCATATTGTTCCTCAGAAGTGGCATTTTCAAAACCGCCGTAATTAAATATTTTGTCTGTATTACCACCATTAAGAGCTGCTGAAGTACGCTCCATTATTTTTAATTTTGTAGCCTTGTCAGTAGATCTCCCAAGTACACTTTGGTCTGGTCCTGGTTTACCAGTACCTACCAATAAATTCTTCATAGCTGCTAAAGCAGTTGGAGAACCAAAACCTTCTGGTGTCTGTAAATGTTTAAGTAAATCCATCTGACTGCTGTTGTTGCCAGTTAACTTACCAGAAGAATTTTCCCCCCTGTTGTAGAATGTTTTAGTAAACTTGTCAAGAGAATGTGGATCTTTAGAAATTTGTCCATCAGCCGCCAAATCTTCAAGTATACCAAGAAGATCTTTTTTAACGGTGTCCAACATATCTTGGTCAACTTTATGAGATTTTGTTTCTACACCTGTGGTGTTTACAAACTCTCTTAAATCTTTACTTGTGCGGGAACCAAAAGTTTGAGACATACCTTGAACATCACTATCTAGTAAAAGACTTGGGTCTTTTGAATAAAAAGCTTCCAAAGATCTAGCCTTTTCTATAACTTCTTGAAGTTTGCCCGCATTAGTTTTTATACCGTAAGCACCTGCTTCAGTAGGGTCTGCAAAAGTAGTTCTTGAAATAGACCTAGGAATATAAAAATCCTCACCTGGTGCGTCTTTGGATACAGTAGAGGGTAGTTTAGTTTTATAAGCTCCTGGAAGTTTATCAGTATCAAAAATTGTACCTAACAAAGACCCTGGGACGCCCTCTTCAAAAGTTTTTGAAGCATCTTTGTTTATAGAATTTAATTTTTTAATATCTATTTCTTGTAAAGATCCCAAAAATTTTTGCTGGTATTCTGCATTACTTTGCATTAAATATGTTAAAATATTATCATAATGCTCTGATTGTTTATCGGTGAAAGTATCATTAAGGTTGGTCATAAATTCAGAATCTTGACCAAAAATAGTGGTAAAAGCTGAGTAAGCAGGTATATTTAATTTAAGACCCTTACTTAAAGCCTCAATAGCTCCCTTAGACCACTCTTCAGTTTGTGTGGCTTCTTCAACTATTGTTAAAAACTTTTCGCCTACTAAACTTTTTCTTTTTTTGCTACTGTCTAGTTCATCAATAACATCTACGTAAAAACTAGAGTTACTTTCTAACTCTATCATAGCATTTATAGTTTCTTGTACGCTTTTCTTCTCCTTATCTTTTTCACTAAACATAGCTTCGATTCTTTCCCTGATTTCTTTCTCATCCTTACCTGAGTCTGAGAAACCAAGCAACTTACTAAATTTACTAAAAGCAGCACCCTTACCTGAAATTAACTTATTTTTCTGGTCTTTTACTGTATTTTGTATAACAGTTTCTTTTTCAGAACTTCCAGCTAAATTATTAGTAATCATCTCTAAAGGTTCTGTCTGAAGACCTCGCTTGGCGGCGCCATATGAACTTATACGTACATCGATAGCTTTAGCTACTGTTTTATCACCAGTATGTGCTGTTTTAATAGCTTCTATACCAACAGCATCTTTCTCAAGAGTAATGCCTAAATGTTTAAAAGCCTTCTTTGCTTTTTCAAAGTTAAGCGCATTCTTGGTTTCTTCTGTTTCTGTAACTAAACCTCTTTGTGCATTTGTGAATATATCTAATATAAATTTATTTCCTGATTCTTTTAGGTCGTTAGCTAAGGTATCAACACTTATACCTAAATCTTTAGATATTTTAGTTTTAATTTTTTTAGGTTGTTGATTTAAAATATCAGCAGATAACTCACCCATAGATTTTGGCATAAGAGCAACACCAAGAGCAGCTTTCTTACCCTCGTCCCCTGGAAGAACTTTAACAGAAGTACCTTTATTTTCTGCAAGTATTTGTCCTAAAGTAGACGGAGTTGTAGGAGTGACAGAAACACCCTTAGAACCATATCTGGTCGTAAGTTTCCTACCAAAATGATTTAAAAATAATTCAGCAAGTTTAGCTGTTTGTACTTCTACAGAAGAGCCTCTATTAGTCATAACCTCATTTCTAACATCTGACATGAAGGCTTTAGTTGGGCGCCTTTTGTATTCTTCCTCAACACCCATAATAGACATAATTTTAGTACTTGCGTCTTCTATATCAGCATCTTTTAAAACATGCGCTTTTAGTGGTGTTGCTTTACCAGCTTCAGCTTTAGGTCTAATAAGTTTTTTAACAGCTGTAGTAGCTGCGTCAGCTAACTTACCAGAAACCAATATTTGATCTTCAAAAGTACCAGCAGTGTGTCGTAGTTCAGCCAATACGTTGTAACCAACACCAGAAGTACCAAATCTACCTGCTTGAATTACCTTATCTTCAGATTCAGATCTCAACCTAGGCATTTCTGATTTCAAACCATGCACTTTTGGAAATAAACCAGCATCAAAACCTTTAGCTGAAGAAATACCTGATATATTCCTACCAGTTTGTTGATACTCAAGAGAAAATGGAGCTATCTCTCTAAGATTACCAGTATACATAGGTAAAGATCTACCACGTACACCTTTAGTATTATCATCATCCACTAAGTCACTAGCTGTAGATTCAGGTAGCCCTAAACTTGATAATTGTTTATGTAGTCCAACATTTAAATATCTTTTTCTAGGCTCAACTTCTGGTATACCAGCAAATTCTTTCAAATCTAGGTTTTGACTTTCATAAAATAATTGTGAAAATCTTCTATTTTGATTTGTTATAAAAGCTTTCTTACGTTTACTGTCTGTGTTAAAAGCACTATCCTCTGCTTCCATGTCTTCTAGCGCTTCTGGTAGATGCTGACCAGAGAACGCCTTAGAAAAATTAGATACTGTTGATACAACATCACCTTGATGCATAGCCCTTCTAGGAGTATTATTACCAGCTATAGGCATAGCTCCTTCTAAGGTACCTATAATCTTTTCAAATTCTCCTAAAGCCCCGGTAGAGGTAGCAATATTACTAACTATATCATCTATTTTACTACTGGTAGCATGTGCGATGGTGTCATACATATTTGAAAAGTCTAAAGAATCAAAAGAGCGTAGAACCTTTGTAGCAGATATACCAAGGGCATTCATCTTATCCATAAAGTCATCTATAGATGTTGATGAATTTAAAGCAGTGTTCATTTTAGTGCTGAGGTCAGAAAATTCTGTAGGGGCATCTAACTCATATCCAGTACCTCTGGTTATTCTTTGCCTTTCTATACTTATAGGTACAAGTGCTTTTCTATAAATATCAGCAGTTTCTGCAAGTGTAGGCGCGTCAACGTCAGCAGAAGCAGCTTTTGAAAGTAGCTTTCTTGAAGCTTGTTCGTAACTAACATCAATTTTTGGTGAAATAGGTTGTTTTTCGTTGGTGTCAAACGCTATAGTTCTTACTGCTTTTGATAGTAGCTGTAGTTCACCAGCTTTGTTTTGTCTGGCTGCTTCTTGTTGTTCTTCTGGTAGACCTTTAATGCGATCAGTAACTTTAGTTAAGTAAGTATCAAAAAATCTCTCATGCCCTGTTTTATAAGCAGCCACATTTAAAGTAGATCTTTGGCTTCCACCTTTAGTTTCAAGAACAGTGCTACCTGTATTAGTAAGCTTAGCTGCTGGAATAGCTATAGTACGTCTAACAACTGAAAGTTGTTTTTGAATATCTGAAAAACCAACTGTATTTGCATATATTGATTCTAGATCTTCTTTTGGTGTATTTTTTAAAGCTTTGGATACTTCTGTCTTAGTTACTTTTTTTATACCATTTAAGTCTACAAGAACTTTTCCTAGAGAACTTTTTACCTCATCTGACAGATTCTCTACTCCACCAACAGCTTTAATATTATTAGTCAGCCATGCAGATATTTCTTTCTTTACAGAAGGTGAATCTACAGTAACGCCCTTTTTTTCAAGCATACTATTAGTTAATATGCTAGTGTAACTTTTCAAAAGCTCTTTAGGAGACCCTTCTTTACCTGTCAAACTACTTAGTTTTTTTGCGTCTACTATATCCATGGCCCAATCACGGCCTCTGACATTAAAAGCACTCCTCGGCCCTTTGGCTTCAGGGTCTTCTACAACTTTCCAAGATTCATACTTACTTTGCTTTGATAAGCCAAATTTAACTTTAGCATATATGAATTTCTGAAGTTCATCTAAAGATGAGGCCAATCTATCTAAATTATCATATACTTTTAGTTCATATTCATTATTAGGCTTATCAGCAGGCATGTACTTCTCACCTGGCTTTATAATACCAGCAGGATATTTTATGTCATATCTATAGTCTCTTAAAGCAGTAGTACTACTGGAAGCATTAGTTTTAGCTTGAGTATTCTGAGCTCTGGTACCAGCAATATTAGCATTAGTATTTTTTTCTAAGGCAACTATTAAAGCCTTTGTCTCTGGATTGCTGTTAAGTTGCTGTATAATATTATTAACTACACCGGAGGTGTCTTGTATATTCTTAATACTTTCAACAGCTGAATTACGAGTTTTTTGTGTATCATTGGCTGTTACCCAAGGAGTAACATTTTTGTTTTGCAAGGCCTCAGATATATTAGACACAGATCCTATATGTCTAAAATGATTAATAGCTAAAGAACTGCTTGGTCTACTTTGCTGTTCATCATTAAAATATTCAGGTTTTCTATCTGCTACTTTATGTAAACCTGAAAGTATAGCGTCTATTTGTTTATATTTGTTACCATAAAATTTGGCAGCTTTTTCCGCTGCTGGTTGTTCTTGTGGGGGTAACGCGCTAATAGCTTCCTTAGAATGACTAGTAGATAAAGTTGTTTTTAATGTTTTCTGCTGCTGACCTAAGGCACTTTTTACATAATCATAGTCTTGTACCAACTGCAAAAGCATATTCTGCAAATCTTGTAAAGCAGTTGTGTCAACACCTACCTTTATACCATTAGAACCAAGAACTTTAACCTTTTTTTGAATATTACTTATTTTATCAAAAATACTGGTAATATCTTCATTTTGTAAGTCTATGTTAAGGAAAAGAGGATCTTGAGTAAGTACTTTATCTATCTTACTTTGCGCACCAGTAGTGTCGACATCTACGTCTATAACAGCGGCCTGGTTTTTTGTAAACTCCGCTATATCTTTCTCAGCTTGGTCTGTGTTTACTACCACAGTTAATTCTACATTACTTTCTAAATCTTTTTGCAGTTTGGCATATTTTGCATTTAATTTAGATAATTCTGAAGAAGCCCCCTTGTAATCAGCAGTACCTACATTAGATACTACCTTTGTTTGATTCTCCTGTATTTTAACTAGTTTTTTACTACCTATAATATTTTCTACAGTAGTTGATGTTACAGAAGTACTGTCTTTTGTACTATCTGTGGTATTTTTTGTCAGTAAACCAGTAATAACAGAAAGTTGTTTTAGAATACCAGAAAGTTCTTGAGCTACTTTAGCTATACCGGATAGCTCAGCACTTGAAATACTTGAAGATACACTTTTTATAACTTTCTTGGAAGCACTTTCAGTCTTATCGACGTTATTTGCTTTGAAATAACCTTCAAGCTTCTTTGTAAGAATACTTTCTATAGCAGATGTAACTTCTTTCCTAATATCAACAGACGATGTAGGAAGTTCACCAGAAGCTGATTTATTTACAATCTCGACAATAGAGCCTTTTATTTCTTTAGTTAATGTTCTGACAAAGCCAGAATTATCGGAAGGATTTTTTGAATTAGCTGATGTAGCAGTAGTCAAAGCCTTGCTTAAAGTGTCACCAATAGAAGCTTCCATAGACTTAATAGAAGCACTTATGGTACTTTCTACAGCATTACTAATACTACTGACATCTAGAGATTCATGAACAGGGCCAGAACCACTTTCTGACTTCACCAGGATCTTAATTAAATGCTCACTTATACCAGCCAATAGTTTACCCTCCTAATTTTTTATTAGAAATATATGCCGCTTTATTAGGTATTGCTTTTTTCTTTATATCTGTTTTATCTTTTATCTTCTGAGCTTCTCTTGGTTTATCATAATCAATGTCCAGATACAAAGAATTGGACTGTGTTATAATAACCTCGTCTGAATCTAAAGCTGACAAACCTAAATTAAATTTATTTTTATTTTTTTGGTCTCTTCTTATAGAAGATTCATTATTCATTTCTTTATAATAATCAGTCATAAACTTATCTAATTCTTCATCATCTTCAATAACGCTTTCTGATGGTCTATCCGATGTCAACATTGAGTAAATCTGTTCATAATAATTAGACCAATAAATTAAACTTAACTGATCGGAAGTATAATCAACTAAAGGTACTCCAAACAAAGGTTCAGATGTTTTTAAACTGGTTGTATAACGTATTCTCCATAAATTACTTCTGGCTATATAACGTATGGTAGTAGTGTCCATACCTTTCATCAAATCCATAAAAGAAGAAAATATCATGTTTTTACTTGGTATATCTCTATAGTCTAAAAAGTCTTTATGTGTGGGCCAATACCTTTCACCCTTATCATTAAAAACACATTCACTACACATATAACCATACATATCTTCGTCGGCTTTATTATCTGCCGACATGTAAAGTTTTGAGTACTTCTTAACTAATAATGTGGATAACTCGTTTTGTAATTCAGATATAGTTTTTTTAATTCTATCTTGATTAGCTCTAACTTTCAAAGTTTTAGCTAGAAGTATTTCTTGTGCACTAATTTTAGAGTTGATTCTTTCAACAGTTGCCTCATCAGTTTCTGAGAAAATACCCCTAGACAAAATTAGTTTCTCTAGATGTTCTTTGGGCAACAAACCATCCTTTATAGCACTGTTATAAGAAAAATCTCTTAGTTGTTTAGATTTAATTTTTAAAATATTATTTGGATAATAGATACTTAAGAAACTATTATCCAAATAAATTAAACCTTGACCAAGAGCTATCTTTCTAATAAGTAAATCTACTTCTTCGTATGATATCTCCATAATAATTTAGTACAAATAGTTATTAAGTATTTGTACTATATATGTTAGATTATTATGATTTTTTTGTGACTTTTTTTACTACCTTGTCTACTTTAACAGCCTCTGGGGCGTCTTCAACTACTACGTCTTCAATAGGCGCTTCCTCAGTTAAAGATGTAAGATCTTTAATTATTTGTAGAGAGGCTTCCTCTTCTATCTCACGCATAGCAGTAGCTTCTGGGGTGTTTTCCAAGAAATTGCTGTCAAGTCCTTGTAGATACAACATAACTTGAAATCTTGCCTGTTGAGCTAAAGATTGGTCTTTCTCAGTTAAATAATTTTCAAAAGTCTCCCAAAGACGTGCACCAGTCTCTGTGACAATTAGTCTGGAAGTTAGGTATTCTAGACGAGAGTCATCGGCCATTTGCTCACATGTGTTACCTAAAGGAGCAGATAATCTTTGATTCCATTGAAAAAGTTCATCACGTGCAGTAGAGACTTTATAAGCTAACTCAGCTTTTTCTTGAGAGTTAGTGGCTTTATTTAAAGCTTCTATTTTATTTGATAACTCAGCTGCCAATTCATTAGACCTCTTCTCAAACTCAGGTCCTATAATACCCCTTCGCATAAGTATATCAGTCATTTCTGCAGTTGTGGTAATGCCAGCTACCAAACTTTTTGTGTAAGACTTACTATATTCCCAATCAGCACCACGTATATCTTCTGCTGAAGGAGAAATAATATAATATGTAGTTTCTTTTCTTGTATTAAAAAAACTTCTTAAACCATCCGTACTAAATTCTTTCTTATCCATAACCGTCTCCCTATTACTTACTCTTTTTAATTTCAATAATGTCCTCGTTTATTTCTAAACAAGTAACTTCATAATTACTAAGTTCTGAAATAATATTTCTTATACAATCATTACCAATACGTAATATACGTCCTCTTAAAGGTTTAAACGCATTGTTGTCTGGTACTGCAATAACTGTATAATCTAATACTGATTCAAATAATTTAGTAATCTCCTTTCTTACCATTTCCTCTAATTGTTTTTTATCTACCTCTCCCATACTACCTCCTTTATTATATCCTGTTAATACTACCCTATTATTATATAGTCAGTTAATTCGACTAAAATACATAAAAATATTTTTACAAAAAAAAAGTACTCGCAGTGTAGTAAAACACCACGAGTACTTTAGTTTAATTCAGTTTAAACTATTTTTACAAATTATGCGTTTCTTCTAACTTTATTACCACTGGTAATATTAGCAATACTTATATCACCTTTAACAACATACAAGTCGTTGGTTGACCTAAAGGAGAAAGACTGAGTAGCATTAGCACCCATATCCAAAGTCATACCCTCGTCAGTTATTTTAAGATGCTCAACAATAACAGTCTTAAGGGCTCTCTCGCTATTACCGGCACTATAGGTAGCCATAACACCGTCTACCCAATAATGTTGACCAATCAAATCAGATGTAGAGGAAACTACACGATTTGCTCCAGTTCCACCAGCTTCTTCGTCAGTCTGGGCGTATACTTTAACTACAAGTTTAAGATCCTCAGAAGACATTAAATCAGCAAGAACCATACTGTCAATAGTACCAGCATTGAAAGCGGTTAATTTGTCAGCTACTTTAGCCCAGTTCTCCAAGTCACCTGCAGTAGACTCAACAGCAATAGTCAAAGGTACAGGCAAAGTTAAAGGACGGTCGTAAGGAGCCAAATGACCTACTTCCATTAAAGGAGTACGTGTAAGATTAGCCGTAATATTAGCACTGGTTAAACGCCAGGCTATATCGAAAGATGCAGAAGTATCAGATAATATATGTACTTCAACTTGACCTTGACGTAAAGCACCAACAAAGTCAGGAGTATTTAAACTATCTTGAAGTGCAAAATATTTATTAGAAGCACCAGAACCGTAAGCATCTGCGGAATAAGCAACTTCAATTCTATCAGTAAGAATTACAGCAGTACCTGTTGGGAAATACAATCTGTGTTGGGTACCAGTGTCATGATATATAAAGGTATCAACAGCGGCTGTAGCGCCAACTACAACTTTAATATTTGTCATGCTTGTATCAGCAGAACTGAACCAAGTAACAGCAGGGGCACCGTTCATATCTTTACGTAGAAAGCCTATACCACTAGTCAAAACAGCAATACTTGCAGAAGCGGCTAAAGTCAAATCTACATAACCATTTGCCAATGTTGGGGCGTCAACTGTAAAAGTATCAAAATTAACAAAACGGCCATCATTTAAAAGCCACATTTTATTGTCAGTTTCCATTCCGTAGTTTTCAGTAGCATTAGCTCCAGAAGAATAGCTAAATGCCAAACTGTTTACGAATACTTTATCTAAAAATAAAGTCTGATCAATATTATTAGCCAAAGTACCTGTTGAACATTCTTCTTGAACCGGGGCCCACAAAGTTACACCTGGAAGAGCACCACAAGAAATAGCAAAGTCAGGTACACAAGCGCCGTGGAGATAAACACCAGTAGGTGTTAAAGAAGAGTTTACTACAGCTAAGTTAGCATTAGAGACAATAGCAGTAGCATTCATAGCTCTACGAGTAGGTAGAACCTGTGCCAACATAGCCATTGTGGTAACATCACCAAAATCATTAGTATTTAAAGTAACAGCAACAGCAGGTACGTCATCAACAACGTCAATGATGTCCAAGTGGCCTAATTCGAAGATATCTTCACTGGTGAAGGTAGTAGTACTTCCTAAAGACTGTACTCTGTACAGTAAGCTACCGTTGCACCATACGCTTTGCGAGGCGTAAATCACTCTATTTCTTGACATATTTTTATTCTCCTTAATATAAATTATAAATTTTAAAATAAATTCAGGTTAGTTTTTATCTAATAGTCCTATCCTTTCTATATACTATAGGTTAGTTTATTAGCACCTTAATTCTGAATGGTTACTTCAAACAACTGTATGTACTAATTATAATAAACTAAATTAAAACTTATTTTAGACCTATAAGCATTTAAATTAGTTAAGGTAGTAGATTCATTACGTCTGCTTAAGGTTAAGGGTAGATTTATATTTTTAGCTTCTACGTCCTCAAAAGACATATTAGACGTACCACTTACTACAGTTCTATTAAATAAATTTGTAGATTTATCTAAATTATTTCTTCTATTACGAAAAGTACCGTCAAAATCTAGTACAAGTCCACTGGAGAAATCGTAAATAGGACAAGTTTTAAGGTAAAGACCATCATAAAGAACTTCAGTTAAATCTAATCTTTCTGAAGATGATGACGAAAAAATAAATAAATTACATTTTCTTATGACCTTTTTACCGCCGCCTAATTGATAACCAGTCTTTTTTGTCTTTTCAATATCCATAACAACAATTGGAGGAGAAGATACAGCTAAAGAATCCCAACCATCAACCATACCAACATAATACCAATGATAATCTATATATTTAGGTACAGATGTATCCAGCATTATAACTTTACATGAGACGTAATCCACCATATAAGAAGATTCATCTAAAATATTCATGTATCTATCATATACAGTAATTCTGGATGACTGCTCTGGTGTACCTGAAGTGGTGGTAAGATCAACTAAAGTACTTGAAGATAAATCATCAAAATAAGTTAGACCTCTACCATTCTCTAAAGGTGATGGATACAAATCAGTAACAATATCATATATTTTATATTGACTACTTGTTGAAAAATTAGAAAGAACCAATTCATCCTTTTCCTGAAATTCAATAAAATCAGAAAGAACTACATCCCTAAAATACCTATATATACTTGAATCTTCTTTTCTAGCTATGTACATTACATCACCAAACCCTTAAAATCATTTATAGATTTAGTTACAATCATGTCAGTAACTGTATCCTTTATTGAAGTAAAAAAATCAATACCATCTGTGAACAAATCAATTGGCGGTGTATTTGAAAATGGAAACACCACTAAATCTTTTTTTAGAATTTTTTGTAAAATAGTATGAATACCAATATTCATATCTAAGATGTAAAAGTCCAAATAACTATTCTCTGAATCTACGTCGCCAAGAAACCCAGGAAGTTCTTGAAGTGTCTTTTTTAGTTGGTCACTAAGAGTACTATTCATTAAGTAGTTATAATCCTCAGAAGATATTTCTAAGTAATTACCAACAACACCAGACGTAAGTAGATTAATAAAAAACATTCTACCGGTATAATCAAAATTATCCTCGTCTGGTACTCTAAGTTTTATTTCATTAGCTGACATAACCGTAAAATAAGTAAAATTATCTAAAGCTTCAGAATAAGCTTCATAGAAAAATTCTGGATTAGCCAAACTATCTGAAGGTATTTCTAAACTAAGTAATGTATCTGAAAAACTGTTTAAATAAACTTTCTTAATTTTAAATATATACGGTTCAAAAATATTTAATGTATTGTTAAATAATATTTTTTCTAAGTCATTACCAAGCTTATTAGTAATATTTTTTAAATTCAAAATAATACCGCCTATAATGTGGGTAAATAATCTTTCTGTTGGTCATCTGTATTAACTACACCATCTGACGTAAAGGCCAAAACAATTAATAAAGATTTACTACCTATACCTCTTAAAGTAGGAGGTTTAGCTAAAACACATTCCATGTTGTCAACCTTTAAATATACACAATTTTTAAAAAGGTCTAAATATTTAGGATCTGTTTTTAACTCAACACTAGTACTACCTGCAACACCTGGTGAGTCATGAACTAATGTACCGTCAGATTCTGGATCCCAAGTAATTTTACACTTGACCCATACTTTTCTTATAGTTTCCAGATAACCTTTACCTTTACATATAGGACATCTACCTTTGGAAAAAAATTTGTATCTGGTTCCTACCCCGCCGGAATTTTCATAATCTGATTGTTTCTGAAAAGCTTCTGCTGGAGTCCATTTACAAATACCAGTACTGCTATCCTTTAGTTTGTCATAATGACAATTTAGGCATTCATACTTAGAGGGTTTTTTAAATACCTCTACCGGTCTACCCAAATCATCTATAATATCTCTTATAATTGTTGTATATTTTTTCTTTGTCAAATCACTTATTCTACGTATCATAACTAAATCCTCTAAAATTAATCTATTCTAACTCCACTAAAACCAGAAAATAAATTGTACTTAATCGCGTCAGCTAACTGTTTTTTAAGACGTTCTAAAAGTTTATCTCTTGCGTTTAAACCAGGAGTTGGGTTGTATGTATCCCTATTGTCAGAAATAGAAGCTCCATCTTCTAAGGCCAACTCCCAAACTTCACCATTTAATAAATCATAAGCAGTCTGTAGTAGATAAACTGCCTGAGTACAATTATCTATAGTTAAAGGTGCCGGAGGTATACAGTTGTCATAAGCCTCCATAAGCTGTTTATCACTATATCTAAATGTGTAATACCACACATCTAAGCTCTGCTCTATACCCGATATAGTAGTAGAAGTTAGATTAACCGGTGAAGTAAATTTTAAATATTTATAACCATTAACTGATGGATTAACTGAAGAATTATATTGTGTACCATAAATATTTATACTTGTTGGCCAACCCTTCTCTTGTAATTCAAACACTACATTATCACTATGAAAATTAGTTAAAGCGTCTTCTCCAAAAGATCTTGCTACCCCTACAGGATCTCCTATAAGTAATCTTATTTTATTAATTATCAATTTATCCGCAGTGCCATAGTTCATTTCAGAAGGATAGATAGGGTTATAATAGAGAGATCCATCATCACCTTGAATAGGATCCGACCAACCGCTTGTAGTACTCCCAGAATTATTTGAATATCTACTTATATACCAACTATTTGAATCTCCTGATGGGTCTACAAAAGAGTATTGTGATATAGAATTAAACAATAAAACATTACTAACATTAGGTCTATTATTTGTCTGGTCTATACCATCATTTATAAACATATACTCAGCTATATTTATAGGAGAACTAGGTGTGGAAGATCCAGTGTACTTAAGTATATCTATTCTACTAAATATAGTCAAAACATCAGTAAGATTGTCTACCGTTATAGTTATATTTATCATAAAGCTTATTCCTCTGTTATTTTTAGAGACGGTTTCAATAAATTAGCACTACTTATATTAGTTTTATACTCTTTTGTTTCATTTATACTGGGCTGTGCTTCGTAACTAATAATATTTAAAACTGGGTCTATCTCCTCAGTTGAAAAAGAAGAAGCATTAATAAAATTAGTTACCACTTCTGGATTAGGTACATTCACGTAAATTCTATCTACAGATGTACCACCACCTGTATTTACACCAAAGCCTCGTGTGATTAACATGATAGTATCCCTTTGTATTATACCCTTAATCTTGTGAATATATTAGTGTTAGCCAAAACACCTTCTTCATCATATAAATTAAATCTTGCTATTTCTGTTATATTATCTTCTTTGAAAAAAATCATCTGATTATTAACTATTTCCCATTTACCACCTTCTATGTTTTTAATAAACAAAACATCTGAACTTATTTGGTTAGCTTTAGAGTGGTTCCAAACAGCAGTTACTATATCAGAAACAGTAGGGTTATTAAGAGCTTGTATATCTGTTTTTGTAGCTAAAGTAGAGATATTTGCTTTATATAGATCCTTATGTGTATAACTGTCTAAAGCAGTATGCACACCAGCTTCATCAATACCACCTCCGCCTCCACCAACAGCGGCGTCATTAATTGCCTTACCTATTGTATTATTAGTTATGTAATCACTGGCTATTGAATTCAATATATATGGAGGTATAGTTTCTAAAGCTAATAAGTGATTATCTTTTATAGTCATATTACTTTCATTATAAAGAGTACCGTAACCTTCAGCATAAAATTCACCACCTACACAAGAGTCTGTTAAAACTATTTCTCCTCCGCGTAAATTAAGTTCAATTAAACAAGTATTAACTGCATTTATAAAAGTTATAATACCACTATTAACATCTAAGGACACTGCAGTATTGGCAGCATTTTGTAAATTTATTACTGTATTATCACCTTCTACCACTATAGATACACCAGAAAAAATTTTACCTGGGGCTATGGTTATAGAACCAGATAACCTTGTATTTGAAGCCTCACCTTGTAAATTTGATACATTTTCTAAGTAACAATCATAAAAAGAAATTTCATGGGATGTTGTTGAAAAAGTACCTATTATTTTTAAATTTCTAAATCTAGAATGTTCAATAGATCTATTATTAATATTAACTATATCGCCTATAAAACCATGCATAGCTATAAAATCAGTACTTGTAAGATTACTGGGTAATAAATGAGTACCGTGTATTCTAAAAGTATTAAATTTATAACTAGTAGACATAATTATAGCATCTGTAAAATTACTAACAGGATTAAAAGTGGTGCCACTTGGAAAAGTTACGCCAGCTAAACCTAAATCAGAATCTATATTAATAGCTCCATTAAAAGCTGTTATAGCCAAAGCTTTCCCTGGGGTACCTCCAACAGTATGAACAGCCAAAGACTCATCCCAGACAGCTTGTGAGATTGTGTCTTTAGAAATTAAACCATCAATATTAATAGACACATTAGAAGAGTTATTAACAAGAATACCATTTCCAATAGCTACTATAGTACCTCCTGTACATGAAGCATTTATTATTAAAGTACCTGAATCAAACCCTATTTCTGCTAAAGAAGCTGCATCCATATTTTGTATTTCATAAGCACCATCCAAACCAGTACAAGATATTTCAGTATTTGTATTCATTATAAGAATGGCTGGTATATTAGGGTACATAGGTACTAAATTATCAAACCAAGATTGTCCTAAACCTTCATCATTATAAGGAGCTAAAGTTATATCTGTAAAAGATCCGCCTATCATCCAGCCGCAGAAATTATCAACTGTGTAAATCCAACAATCTATAAAAACATTCCAAATACCAGAAACAGTACCGAATACAGATAATTTCTCAAAAGTAGTATGATAACAAGAAGCTCCTAGTTCAATATGTATTTCTAAATACCAGTCAGTTGATCTTATTATTAAATTATCAATATTATGGATTACATTAACAGTTACATTAGATAATAAAGTTATAGTATTGAATCCTCTATAGGCGCATATTGATAAAGCATCTGTCAAATTATTGACTGGTTTTTGTAATGTACCTATTGGATAAGTTGTACCAGAAAAACCACTATTAACATTTAGTGTAACACAGTTATTATAAGAAGCATACTCTACTGCTGCGGAACTTGTCATACCGGCTGAGTTATTTGATCTTACAGAAACTTGGTTTACATTTACTTTATCTCCTACGTTACTATTAGCTCCGATTAAATTTACTGAGTATTGGCCATCTTCTATAGTAATAGTAAAATCATTTATTATCTCGATAACTCTAGCGTAAGTTAAACCACCAATTGTAACTTCTGTATTATGTCTATGAGTATCTGGATAAGACATGCCTATTTCTGAATCTTCCAGGTTTTTTAATTGAACTCTTAACCAATTTAAATCAAGATCTCTAATTTCAGAAGGAAGTAGTTGTACTAAAGTAGTATCATTTTTTGGAATAAAAATAATCCTATTTTTCCAATCTATAGAAATAGCCATTATACCACCTTATGCTGTAGGGCCATGACCATTTAAAGAAGCTCTTAATATAAAAAATTGTTGTTTTATATAAGCAATTTCTGTATTTAGCATGGCTATTTGTGTTGCTTGTGTATGTAATTTATCTATATTAATTTGCTGCTCTGCTTGAATTATTTTTAATTGTTCCACCAAAGCATTAATATTCTTTGTATTTATATATAACTGAGTTAGTTTATCGTTTTCCATAAAGATCCTTTATATAATTATTCATCTGGTATCATTAATGCTGAGAATGAAGCTCCTGTTGAACTACTAACAGTTCCAGCTATAGGAGCGGTTTTGTAATAAGGGGATCCTGAAGATTTACGGGCCCATCCTATAACGGGTTGGTTTACTGGGACTATTCTAGACATCGTTATTGACCCATTTATATCAGTGATACCGTATAAAAACACAAATGTAGAAGTAATCGTTCCTGTTGGACTAGAACCAGGAACTGATGCCATTGTATATGAATATGTGTTAGTGTCAATTCTAACTATATTAAAGACTCCGTTATTCTGATAATGAGAGGCGCCTTTTATTTTAACTTTGTCACCTGTAGTTAGTTCATGTGTAGAATGTGTAACAGTTGCAGTAGTTCCTGAATTTACTATAGTTACTACATTATTGTATGCTAAACCTCCACCTGAATAAGCTGTTAATAGGACTTGTGCATCTTGGATTTTGATACCATCAATATTTTGTGTTATTAAACTAACAGGTACCCCTGCATCAAGTGGATACAGAGTTCCAGCTTGAGCAGCAGCAGTGGATATCGTATCAACACGAAGATATGCACAAGCAACAGTCTCAGTGGTAATTACTGTGATCCTGAATTTCAGCTTAAATCCTGTTGATGGGGAAATGGTTTCAAATGGCAGATGATTAAATCTGATTACTCCAGATACCGTTGCAGAGTTTGCGACATTGACAGTAATGGTATTTGAAGCAATATCGGTGACTCTTGCAAGTAATTCAATCCCCGTACCCCAAACATAATCTCCTACTTCAACACCTGTTGCAGATGTTACAGTAAAGGTAAATTGTCCAGATGTTCCAGCACCACCAGCTATTTGGTAATAGAGATTATGGAATGATCCAAAACCAGAACCAGTGTCGATAGCATAATGAAGATCAAATCGTGTTTGAGTCGGACCTGAAAGCAATGCCTCTGTTCGTTCAAAGGCAGTGTGTCCATAGCGAGTGAACAGATCAGTAAAAGTGGCTTGCATTCCAACAGCAGTAAGAAGTAATCCACCAGCACTATTAAACTTTGCTGTTCCGCTGTTCATCTCAAAAACAGCAGATGTTTCTGGAGTAGGTTCGTTGAATGGAAGAAGAACTCTTCCTCGTCCATCACCCATGAACATATCTACAAAGTGAGTACCGTAAACAGATGCTTTTCCGGTTACGCCGTTGATTTCTTGACAGCCTTTATAGTAACCGTTCAGGTCTACATGATGTAAAACAAGAACTGCTTTAGTACCCCATGCGTAACTTCCTCCCATTACAGACTCATACAGCATGTTCTTATCGGAGTTCATATTGATAAAAGTAGCAATTCTTAATTTATCTGCATAAAGACGTTGAAGTTTTATGGTATCATTATTACCACCAGTTAATCCAATGTAACCCATTCCGTAAGCATTAGGAGCCCATACCCCGCCTGATAGCATGTT